GCCCGCAGATCAACCTCCGGTCCTCAAGTGAGCCGCGAGACACTGATCGCCCCTGGTGTTCCCAGGGGAGGAGCGGCGGAAGCTCCTGGAGGCGCGCAAGGTAAAAGGCTCTTGTCCGAAGGCGAGATAAGGGACTTCTACTCACGAGTCAGACGGAAGCAAGTCAGCCCGGAACAGTACCAACAGTTCTCGGCGGAAATTGCGGCCGCAACGGCAGAGGGTCGAATCCGCCCTGATCGGCGGGATCACCACACGAACAGTTAAGTTTTGAAATCGGAGTGCGTCTCCGGGAGTTTTGAACATGGCTTATCCAATTTCTGGCGCGCCCTATTTGGGCAGCAACCCGAGTCCTGCGTACTCGGGCGTTTTCATCCCGACCATCTGGTCTGGCAAGTTCGTCGAGAAGTTCTACGATGCGACTGTGTTGGGCGCGATTGCCAGCACGGACTACGAGGGTGAGATTCGCAACTATGGCGACACCATCAACATCCGCACGCATCCGACGATCACGATCAATGCGTACTCGGCGAACCAGGCGCTCACCGTGCAGCGTCCGTCGAGCCCGCTGGTCCAGTTGCAGATCAACCAGGGTGCGTACTTCAACACCGTCCTCGACGACGTGATGGAGATTCAGGCCGACGTGGACTTGCTGTCCAACTGGGCTGACAACGCGTCCGAGCAGATGAAGGTCTACGTCGATACTGCGGTCCTCGCGATCAACAGCATCGGCAACTTCGCCGACCCGAAGAACATCGGAACGGCGGCTGGCCGCATCTCGGGTTCGATCAACCTCGGCTACAGCGCGAACACGCTGACCGCCGCCGCGACGCCGGGCGTCCCGCTCTACGTCGGCTCGGTGTCGGGTGCCTCGGGCAACACCGGTGTGGATGCCGCTCACGCTCGCAAGATCGTGGACTTCATCATCGACACTGGCCTGGTCCTCGACGAGCAGCGCGTGCCGGAAACGGGCCGCTGGATTGTCCTCCCGCCTTGGGCGGCTGCGATGATCAAGCGTTCTGCCTTCCAGCAGGCGTACCTGACCGGAGACGCGGTGTCCATCGCGCGCAACGGTCGGCTCGGCATGATCGACCGGTACATGATCTACGTCAGCAACCTGTTGCCGGTCGGCAACGCGGGCAACGCTGCCTCCACCGGAACGGCTTACCCCGTGCTGGCGGGTTCGCAGGGTGCCGGTTACGGTCTGGCGGCGGGTGAGTACGCGGTGTACTTCGGCCACAGCTTGGGCCTGACCTTTGCGTCGCAGATGACGAAGGTCGAGACCCTGCGGTCCGAGTCCACCTTCGGCACCTTGATGCGCGGCCTGCAAGTGTGGGGATTTCAAGTGGTTAACCCAACGTTGATCGGGACTGCGATTGTTGTGAACTCGGGCCTGTGATCGCCCTCGGGTGATGTGATCAAGGGGGCTGCTGGGAAACTGGCGGTCCCCTTTTCTACTTAAGGGGATGGAACATGAGTACGACGACCAGCAAGACAATCGACGACGCGTTGACCGAAGCACGGCAGATGGTGAACGACTCCTCCGCGCCGTTCCGGAACAACGACACGCTCTACGTGGCCTACCTGAACTCCGCGCTCCGCGCGCTGTACTCGGTGCGGCCCGACGCGTTCATCGGCAACTTCACGCAAGGCATTCTGAGCGCGGCGGTGGTCCTCACCTACACCACGGCGGACCTTCAGACGATTGACGGCATCGCAAATCCGACGCCGCCAACTCCTGCCACACCTTTTCCAGCAGACGACCGGCAGTTTTTCAACCCGGTCGTTGCCTATATCGCCGGTCGGATCGAACTTTCCGACGACGAATACACTGAAACCTCGCGGTCGCAGCAGTTGCTGGCCGCGTTCAAGCAGCAATTGACGGGGATGTAAGCCATGGCACAGGTCACACTCGACGGCGGTCAATCTTCAGCGGCTCTCGGGGGCCAAACGATCACCTATGTGAGCCAATACGTGGCCCAACAGGTGCCCGGAGCCCCCGATACGCTGATCGAAAGCACTCTCACGCGCGTACTGAACGATTTTTACACGCGCTCGACCGCGTGGAGGGCCAACATCGGGCCGTATCCGATCAATCAGGGCGTGGATCGGATCGACTTGAACCCCGTGGACCAGAACACGCGGCTGCAATTCGTCCTCGGGGCCTACATGTTCCCCTTCAACGGCGCGAACGAGCCTTTGCCGCTGTATCCCACGGTCCGTCAATTCGTGGGAGGGACCCCTGCGGAGCCCAGCCGGTACTGGATGCAGTCTCCGGACACCATGATCCTGTTCCCGGTGCCCGACATGGGCTACGGAAACATTCTGTACGTCTACGCTGCCCTCGTGCCGACGACTCTGGCAGCACAGTTGCCCGACATGAGCTACACGCAGCACGTCGACGCGCTGATCTGGGGCTGCCTCGCGCGGCTTTACATGATGTCGAAGCGGCCGTGGTCCGATAAGGCCCTCGGCATGGAGTTCGAGAAGAAGTATCGGCGCGAGATTCTGATCTATCGGGACATCGCCAACCGTGGCTATGGACCTGCGGACACCGGTTTCCGGTTCCCGCCGTTCGCTGGCCGCGCCAGTTCACAGATCATACCGAAGGCTGTTGGATGAGCGGCAACACGTACGTCTACAACAATGCGCGCTCGCTGTTCGCGACCGGTGGAATCAACTGGCCGGTCGCGAATGCGCGCGTGTCGCTTGTCAACGCGGGGTATGCGCCGCAGCCCGGCGACATCTACTACTCGGACATTCCGAGTGGCGCGATCATGAAGGACGCGGCGATGACCAACCTTGGCCAGAACAACGGAATCTGCTACGGCACGATCCCCGAATTCGATGCGTTCAGTTCGCCATCTCAGGTCGTAGGCATGGTGATCTATCTTTGGACTGGCGACCCTACTTCGTCACCCTTGGTCTATTACAGCGACGATGGGCTCGGCTTCCCCTTCACTCCGCTCGGCTTCAATTATGCCGTGGGATATGACCTGGCGGCAGGGGGCTTCTTCCAAGCATGAGCGTTCAAATTGAATCGTTTGCGTCGGACATAGGACAGTTCACGGTCTTTAGTCCGAAGAACGACGGTGCTGCTGGCACAGTCACCGTAGTACCCGGCGAGGGACACGTGACGAGCCCCAATGGCGGCTTCGGTGTCGGCGGCACGATGGTTCTCCAGAATGCCTTCACGCCTGTCACATCGCCCTCCATGTTGGTCACAACGAAGATCGCGGACAACCCCTGGCTGCCTGCCGCTGGCGGGGGCCAGTACATGAACTACGCCGTCGGAATTCTGAAAGACGGCAACAACATGATCGCGCTCGAAGGGCACTTTCTCTCGGACGGTACGACCCTTGAGTTCGACTTCCTGTTCTTTTTCGGCGGCGCGCAATACAACGTCGGCGGCTCAACCTTCACGAGCAGCTTGAGCCCGGACGCCATTGGCCTCGGTCTTGTAGGCAACACCGTTACCGCATGGTTCTCCATCGGCGGTGTGTGGGAGTCAGCACCGGCCTCGACATACATGATCACGCAATACGACTTCACCGCTGCCGGTGCGCTGACCGGCTGGAATGCTTGGTTTGGGTGCTTAAACGACACTCCGTTGCAAAACCCGCCCGGCTATCTAGCCTTTACCGAGATACGCCTGACGCAGCCGTTCCATGACCCGACCACGGACTCTACGGTACCCGATCTCACGGGTGACACCGCAGCGGCTGCCAACGCGGCTCTGGCAGCGGCCAATCTCTCTACTGGGGCTGTGTCCACCATCCATAGCGCCACGATCCCCGCTGGCGACGTGGTGACTCAGAGCCCTTTGGGCGGCGCAGTCGTGAACTTCGGCTCGCCGGTTGACTACTCCCTATCTGCCGGTTCCCAGATTACGTCGGTATATGGTAAATTTGCGGTGGCAAAGGCTTTCCCGCCGACGCTACTGATCGACGCGAAGGGGATCGAGCCCCAGATTTACATGATCAAAGAAAACGTGGTGGTGCAGACATGAGTTCGATTTCAGCCCGGTTCCGACAGTCACCGACCGAAACGAAGCGCTACGTGCTGAACTACACGTTGCAGCTTGCCCCCGGCGAAGCCATCGCGAGCCTTGCGATCAACGTCATCCAGACTGGCGGACCAACGACCGGCCCGGCTTTGGTGATTGAGAGCGTTGCGCTCCTGCCGCCCGTCAACGGCGTCGTCCCTGGAGCCGCCTACTTCATCTCTGGGGGCACGGACCAGGGGCAGTACGAAGTCCAATTCCTGGCCACGACCAGCGTCGGCCAAATCCTTGAAGATGTGGTCCAGTACGTGCTGGCGGAGAAACTGTAATGAGCATTTTCGTATTCGACAACAACGCCTCTTCGCTTCTGGCCTCCGGCATCAGCCCCAGCGACACGACCTTGACGGTGAGCGCCGGGCAAGGCGCACTGTTCCCGACCATCAGCGCCGGGCAGGTTGCTGCCATCACCATCGAAGACGTGAGCGGCGACATCGAAGTCGTCTACGCGACCGGCCGTACCGGCGACACCCTGACCATCGTGCGAGCCCAGGAGGGCACCACGGCGCTGGCCTTCGCATCCGGCAGCCGCGCGGAGCAGCGCGTCACTGAGGGCGTCCTGAGCGCCCTGTTGCAGAAGAACGGCGGCGACACCCTGAGCGGCACGACCACGCTGTCCGGAGTCCTCGCCCTCGGCGCGGGTGGCTCCATCCAGGGCGGCGAGATCGCGGGCGCGGCCCTGCGTGCGGCTCCCGGCGAAACCGACAACCAAATCCTGATCCCGGTCGGCGGCGGCCCGGCCACCGAAGGCGGTTCGATCATCTTGACGAAGGGCAACCTGGCAGCCAACCTGCCTGCTGGCACGAGTCTGGCGCTTACCAACATGATCGTGTTCTGGGCGGGGCTCTCCTCGGCCATCCCGAGCGGCTGGCACCTGTGCGACGGCACCAGCGGCACCCCCGATCTGCGCGACAAGTTCATCGTCGGCGGCGGCGGATCGCTGCCGGTCAGCGGCAACTACTCGGCTGTGACCGACCCAACCAGCGCGGGCACCCCGGCCGTTACCGGCGCGGCGCTGACCACCGCCAACCTCCCGCCCCATCACCACTCGAACGTGGTCTACGGCGGCAACGCGGGGCAGGTCATCGGCCCGGCAGGCACGCCCGCTGGCGGCGCATACTTTTTCGCGGGAAGCGGCGGCGGCACGGCGATCAACTGGAACACTGGCGATGGCCCCGGTTCGTCGACCCCGCTGTCCTTCACCGGCACGGCTCTCCCGACGCACACCCACACCATCGAATCTCCGCCGTACCGAGCGGTGTTTGCGATCATGAAACTGTGAGGTAGGCTGTGGGCGTCACTGCAATTCGAGCGCCGACACCGGACATCCAGAACCATC